GGGCAGCAGAAAGTATTGCAAACACTGCGTGGTTAATTCAACACGGTTTTGGATTACTTGAAGAATATACACACAGGTATGGTAAAGTACATTCCTGTCAAACTGCAATGAATGCTGCAGAAAAAGTGTTTGAAGAAAAAACAGGAAAGACATTACTATGCCACAAAGAAGCAACACCATTCGCATTTGCAGGTCCCGATGAGTTTAAATATGACACAAGCATTGACACTCTTACTGCTTACAAACGTTATATATCGTCCAAACCTTGGGCTGCATCTAATTATTTACGTGACCCATCCAAAAAACCAAATTGGCTATGAAAGAATTTGACTATGACCTCGATTACAAAAAACTTGATTTTACAGATACGGAAACTCGTGAACTTTATCGTATTGGAAGGGGAGAGCAAGGAGTTCTATTGGTTCGCCCTTATACTAACATTATTTGTAATCATTGGAGATTCAAAACTCCTAGAGAAGCAATAATATCTTCTAATAAAATATTTGCAATGTATCTAGATTATCGTGATGAAGGAGACTTTATTGGTATGGATATGTGTCGTAAATTTTTAGAAATGGGATTTACTCGTGCCAGAAGATACGCAAATCATAATTCTGGTCGAAAATACAAAAAAGGAACTAAAGAAGTATTACCTCAAGAAGAAGACAACTTAAGTAGTAAGTACGCAGAGTCGGCAAGAGTATTCAAAAAAGTTCGTGACATTGTTGCAAAAAGCGATGTTTATGTTAAAATGAGAAAAGAATGGAGGGCAAAAGAAAATGACAGAGTTAATATCTAAAGAAGACCCAAGATATTTTTCTCAAACTTCTGATATACCTTATGACCGTCATCATTATCGAATAGTTTGTCAAAACAAATCTTTTGTGGTAGAATCTTGGGATGAGGTTCAAGAATATTGGTGGAATAATTGTCATTCACCTTGGTTTGAAGGAACAGTTGTTCACGTTATTGATAAGCCAAAACCAAAGAAGAAATCTAAAGGTTTTAAATGAATTTATTAGTCGCAGGAAGAATCACAGGTTCAGTGTTGATTATTTGTGCGTATTTTGTTATACTACATGTATCAACCTTTTATGGTGCGATAATGCACATTATTGCCGATATCATTTGTATTCCTTTTTATGTTCAAAATAAACAGTGGGATGTTGCAATTATGTTAGCATTTTTGATGAGCATAGCAATTAGCAAAGTTGCAATTTTATTATGAGTGATTTTATATGGGTTGAAAAATACAGACCCACTACAATTGATGAGTGTATTCTTCCAAAGAGTATCAAGAAAACTTTTCAAGATTTTGTTGATAGAGGAGAGATACCAAATATGTTATTGTCAGGTCCACCAGGTATAGGTAAGACCACAGTAGCAAAAGCATTGTGTAATCAATTAGGAGCAGATTACTATGTCATTAATGGATCGGATGAAGGACGTTTTCTCGACACTGTTCGGACGAACGCAAAGAACTTCGCATCTACCGTCTCTCTTACAAGCGAGTCGAAACATAAAGTCATCATCATTGATGAAGCAGACAATACCACTTCCGATGTACAGCTCCTTCTCAGAGCGTCTATTGAGGAGTTCTCCAAAAACTGCAGGTTTATCTTTACGTGTAACTACAAAAACAAAATTATCGACCCTTTACATTGTAGGTGTTCTGTTGTTGATTTCTCGATACACAAAAGAGATAAACCAACAATTGCAGCACAATTCTTCTCAAGATTAACTCAAATTTTAGATGAGGAAAAGATAGATGCGGATAAGAAGGTTGTTGCAGAATTGATTAATAAACATTTTCCAGACTGGAGGAGAGTGTTGAATGAGTGTCAAAGATACTCTGTAAGTGGTAAGATAGATAGTGGTATACTCGCTGCATTTTCAGATGTATCTGTAAATGATTTACTTAAGAACCTTAAGTCAAAGAATTTTTCTGAGGTTCGTAAATGGTGTGTAGATAATCTTGATAATGATTCGGGTGTATTGATGAGAAGGATATATGATTCGTTATACGATGTGCTTGTACCAGGCACAATACCTGCTGCAGTGTTGATTATTGCAAAGTATCAATATCAGATTGCATTTGTAGCAGACCAAGAAATTAACCTATTAGCTTGTTTAACTGAAATTATGGTGGAGTGTGAATTCAAATGACCGTTAAATTAATCCGTATGTGGTCTGGTGAAGATGTCATTGCAGACATCGTTGAAGACAATAGTAATTCGATTGTTATTACAGACCCGATTGTGGCAGTACCGTCACCTCAACAAGGAAATATTGCATTTGCTCCTTGGTCTCCTTTACTTCAAAAGGATAAAATTGAAATTACTAAAAAATATGTAGTTTACATAGGTGATCCTCAAACAGAAATTATTGAACAATATAATACAATGTTTGGGAAGATATCTCAACCAACTAAAAAATTAATTTTGTAATGACTAAATCAACTTTCGCTAAAACTAAAGCACAAATTAAATCCTATCAGTATTATATTTTCTGGGGTGCTTGCACCGTTGCTGTAATGGCAGGACAAATTTTTGTTGGTGCAGGATATCAATCAATGTCCAATTCAGTAAAAGACCTTACTGAAATTATTGAAATTAAAATTGAACTTGAAGAACTAAGACGTGACAGAAGTACTATCATCTATTAAATCTTATAAGACACCTTTAAGATATCCTGGTGGCAAGTCTCGTGCTTGCAAAAAGATGGAACCATACTTTCCAGATCTTAGACATTATGATGTATACTACGAACCATTTTTAGGTTGTGGTAGTGTATCATTACACATTACAACAAAATATCCTAATCTAAAAATTGTAGTTAATGATTTATATGAACCATTATATAATTTTTGGTTGCGATTACAAGTTGATGGAGACTATGTTCATAGTCAACTTCAACAATTAAAATCTAGATATCCTGATCGTGGTTCTGCAAGAGGTTTATTTGAAGATGCAAAAGAAAAATTATATGACTTAGATGTATCAGATAAAGACCGTGCTGTTTGTTTTTATATTATAAACAAATGTTCTTTTAGTGGTCTTACTGAATCTTCATCATTTTCAGAACAAGCCAGTGATTCAAACTTCTCAATGAGGGGTATTGATAAATTACCAGTTTACAGCAAGTTAATTAGAAATTGGTACATTACAAATGTTGACTATAAAGTTTTGTTAGGAGATAAAGAAAAAACTTTTGTATACCTTGATCCACCATACGATATCAAGGATAATTTGTATGGTAAGAAGGGTTCTATGCACAAAAAGTTTGACCACGATGACTTTGCAAAAAATTGTGAAATATATAATTCAGAGATGCTTATAAGTTACAATTCAGACCAATTAGTTAAAGATAGATTTAAGGATTGGAATTGTGCTGAATTTGATTTGACATATACTATGCGTTCAGTCGGAGAGTATATGAGGAATCAAAAAACAAGAAAAGAGTTACTTCTCTTCAATTACAACACAGGAGTTTTTTAATGGACGATAGACCATCAGACATGTATCAAGACATGAAGAAACTTAATATGCTTTATGAAGAGATGTGTTGGGATAATGATGATATTCTAGAATTTTATCCTGACTATGAAAACAATACTATTATCATCCGAAACAAAAGTATGGATGAGGATATGATTAGCGGATAGTATGTCAGAATTTTTAAAACGTCATATCGGACCTTCAGAATCAGAGCAATGTAAAATGCTTGCTGATTTAGGTTTATCTACCATTGATGAATTGGTAAGGGAAATTGTTCCAGATTCTATTTTACTTCGTGGTGATAGTAATTTACCAGAGGGATGTAGTGAACAACAGGCACTTGCAGAATTGAAAGAGATTGCCTCTCATAATATTGTCAAGAGAAGTTTGATTGGACAAGGATATTATGGAACTATTACACCACCAGTAATACAAAGAAATGTATTTGAGAATCCTGCTTGGTATACATCTTATACTCCTTATCAGGCAGAGATATCACAAGGTAGATTAGAAGCACTATTTAATTACCAAACATTAATCACAGAACTTACTGGATTACCAGTTTCTAATGCATCATTATTAGATGAAGGAACTGCAGCTGCAGAAGCAATGCTACTTGCACATAGTCAAAGTAAGAAAAAAGATTTTATAGTTGACGATAAATTATTTCCACAAACATTAGAAGTATTACAGACAAGAGCAAAACCACTAGGTATTAATATTATCAAAATGGATTTTGATAAATCTATACCAATCGCTTTCTTTACTGATGCTTTTGGAGTCATTGTACAATTACCAAATAGTCACGGTAATTTAAGACATCGAAATGGATTATTAAGATTAGCAGAAGTTTGTAAGTGTATGAAGATTGCTATTGTTGATCCACTTGCACAGGTTCTTATGCAACCCGTAGGTGAAATGGGTTTCGATATTGCAGTAGGTAGTATGCAAAGATTTGGTGTACCAATGGGATTTGGCGGACCTCACGCAGCTTTCTTTGCAACAACAGACAAATATAAAAGAAAAATACCTGGTAGGATAGTAGGACAGTCTGTAGATGCTCAAGGTAATAAAGCACTACGATTAGCACTACAGACTAGAGAACAGCATATAAGACGAGATAAGGCAACATCTAATATATGCACAGCACAAGCACTTCTAGCAAATATGGCAGGATTTTATGCAGCATATCACGGAGCAGAAGGTCTTAAAAATATTGCAACTCGTATTTTAACTTATCGTGAAATTTTAAGAAAAGGATTATTCTGGTTAGGTATAGATGTAGATGACACTGAAGGATTTGATACAATACGATTTAAAAGTTTTCTTGCTGTTGAAGGATTTAACGTTCGTTATGAAGAAGACCATACTATCATTACTTTAGATGAACTCACGACTCTTGATGAAATCAAACAATTGTTAAATTCACAACAAGATTTGGTTAACAAAAGCGATTCTATTGATCATATTGTTGAATCTGTAGGTAGATATAAGTGGAAGTATGTTCCAGAAAGAACAAAACCTTGGTTAAGACAAGATGTTTTCAACAAGTATCATAGTGAAACTGATATGATGAGATATATTAATGAGTTAGTATCAAAAGATTTCTCATTAGTAAATGGTATGATGCCACTTGGCAGTTGCACTATGAAATTAAATGCAGCATCAGAACTTATGCCAGTAAGTTGGAATGAGTTTGCAAATATGCATCCATTTGCACCAGAAAATCAAACTCTTGGATACCAAAGAATTATGTTTGATTTACAAGAATGGTTATGTGATATCACTGGATTTGAAGAAGTATCATTACAACCAAATGCAGGTTCACAGGGAGAGTATGCAGGTTTACTTGCAATTCAAGAATATCATCGAAGTAATGGTGATACGAAAAGAAATGTATGTTTGATACCTACAAGTGCACACGGAACTAATCCTGCTAGTGCTGTAATGGCAGGTATGAAGATTGTTCCTGTCAAATGTGATGATGAAGGTAATATAGATTTGAAAGATTTAGAAAAACAAGCAATTATGAATACCTTTGAGTTGTCTTGTATTATGATTACATATCCATCAACTCACGGTGTATTTGAACCAACTATCAAAGACATCTGTAGAATCGTTCACGAGAATGGTGGTCAAGTATATCTTGATGGTGCAAATCTAAATGCTCAAGTTGGATTAGCAAAACCTTGTGAATATGGTATTGATGTATGCCATATGAATTTACATAAAACATTTTGTATTCCTCACGGTGGTGGCGGTCCTGGTGTTGGTCCGATTGGTGTTGCAGAACATCTTGTTCCTTTTATGAATCATCGAGTATCAGCAGCAATTCAAGGTAGTGCAAGTATACTTCCAATCAGTTGGATGTATATTCGTATGATGGGTGCTGATGGATTAAGAAAGGCAAGTGAAATATCTTTACTTACAGCAAATTGGTTAGTGCATCGTATTGAACCTTTCTTCAAAGTATTATATAAAGGTAACAATGGGAGAGTTGCACATGAATGTATATTTGATGTTCGATATTTTGATGGTATTAGTGCTGAAGATGTAGCAAAGAGATTAATGGATTATGGTTTTCACGCACCGACATTATCTTGGCCAGTTACAGGTACAGTAATGGTTGAACCAACTGAAAGTGAATCATTAGAAGAACTTGAAAGATTTGGTGCAGCTATGGTAAGTATTCG